ATAGACTTCTTATTTACAAAAGTAATTGCGCTTGTACTTCTTTCTATTGAAGTAAAAAGTATAGATGAAAATTTTACTGCTGTAAAAGGATATTCTTTTCTTAAGAAGATTATTGATTTAGTAATGAAAGCTAAGAACATAAAAAAGAACCTAAATGAGTTATAGTTTTTTAAATACAGAAAAATCACCAAAGATTCTTGTTCAAGCAGTTAAGCTTATAGGGGTGAAAGAGGTTGTAGGAAAAGTTCATAATCCAGTTATTATGGCTTGGGCTAAAGACCTTGACTTACAAAAGATTTATACAGCAGATGAGATTCCTTGGTGTGGATTATTTATTGCGTATGCTTGTCATAAAGCAGGATTAGAAGTAATAGACAAACCTTTATGGGCTTTGTCTTGGGCAAAATGGGGAACTAAAGTTACTGAACCTATGTTAGGTGATATACTTACCTTCAAAAGAGATGGTGGTGGACATGTAGGAATCTATGTAGGAGAAGATAAAGACTGTTATCATGTGCTTGGTGGAAACCAAGGAAATGCAGTATCAGTAACAAGAATACTTAAATCAAGATTGTATGATGCAAGAAGAACAGCTTGGAAGATTGCTCAACCAGCAAATGTCCGTAAAGTAATCCTTACATCTAAAGGTGCAATCAGTCAAAATGAAGCATAATGAAAATAAGAAATAATTGGGGAGCTAAAAACAAACAATGGGATAAGTTTCAGTTAAGACTGAGGTTAGGTGTTATTGATGTTATAACAATTGAAATAGACATCTCAAGAAGCTTCTACATGATAACTATATTAAATTTAAGTCTTAAAAACAGATAACATGAAAAAGTCAACTAAGAAAACAGGCAAGAGATTATACGAAATGGGTGGTCAAATAGATGCTACTCAAATTCCTGTATATCAAACAGCATCTATGGCAATGCTAGGCAACCCTCCTTCTGGAAAGAAGACTGGGACTAAGAAAAGTAAATAATACCCAAATTCCATATGTCAAATAAAGTAGGCCTTAATAGGGCCTATTTTTTTTAAATATGTTATAGTTAAACATTTTATATTATATTTGTTATATGTTTAATTAAAACCAACAAATATGAATTCAGAAAATCAAGAAGCTGTGGAACGTGATTACACACCAGAGGAAATTGAAAGAATGCGCAAAGACACTGTAAAGTTTTACAAAGATAAAATCAGTGTCTTAACTCTTCAAGCAGAACATGAAGATCTTCTTGCACAAATCTCAGAGTCACAGTTAAGACAAGTAACTGCAATCATTCGAAGAGCACAGCTTACTACAGCTCCATCAGAAGAAGATATTGCAAAGCAAACTGCATTTGAAGAAGAAATGAGGGCAAATGCGGCAGATGAAGCAAGTGCCCATGCTGAAGAAAGCAAACCAAGAACACTTAAGAAAGATTAATCTCAAAAACCAACTATAATGGCAAAAGCTAACGTAGTGGAGAAGAAGATCCGTATGAGTAGGAGAGACATAGTTAAGTATCAACTTGTTTCTCACTGTTTTACTAATTCAATTCCCCACAGTGATGCAGAATTGGATTGCCTTACATTATTGGGAGTATATGGTGAATGTGATCTTGCTGAGTTTTGTAACCTTACTGTAGATGAGAATATTTTTAAAGTATCTCAAACAGTAAGAAACTTTCTAACCAAAGCTGAAAAGCTGCAGTTAATTGAGAAAGAAGGTAAATCAAGAAAGAAGATAAAGCTTAATGATGACCTTAAAATTCAGACAAAAGGAACAATAGTTTTAGATTACAAAATATTCTACATTGAATCCCAAGAGCTATAAGGAATTTATCCCAATCACAGCTGATGAACTTGATATAAAGAAATCAGTTGTAGAAGATTGTATTGACTTTTTCTACTCACGTGTAAGAAAGAGTTTGGTGGATATGAAACACAAAAATGTGCATGTCCATAACTTTGGTACATTTAAAGCTAAAAAGAATGAACTTGATAGGCTTTACAAGAAGTATCAAAACCATCTTAGCATACTAGAAAACCCTGAAACTTTTTCTCAGATGAAAATCAAGAAAGATGTAGAGGAAAAGTTTCAAAAGGTTGCAGGTTTGTATAAGATAATCAATGAAGAATCAAAGCGCAAAATACAAATCAAAAGATCAAAGTATGAGTTCAAAGCTAATGACAATTTGGAAAAACCGGAAAGAGATCCTGGAGGGAATTAAGAATTCCGTTATCAGAGATGAATTTGTAGAAGATGTTGCCTTGCATAGATCTGAAATATGCAGCACCTGTGAACATCAGGATGTAAAAGGCAAAAAGTGTATGGCTCCAGGTACACACCCCTGTTGTAGTTTATGTGGTTGTTCCTTGAAATTTAAGACAAGGTCTTTATCATCAGGTTGTCCTGATGATAAATGGTTTGCCTTATTAAGTGAAGAAGAAGAAGATAAACTTGATACAATATGAGTATAATTTTCAACGCAGAGGATCACAGCTATAAAAGCATTGATACTGCAGATAACTTAAAATGGATTAGTGTAACTACCTTAATTGGGTTATTCAAATTACCATTTGATAAAGAAGGTCAGGCTCTCAAATCATCTAAGAATAAAAACTCTAGATGGTATGGTCTTTCAAAAGACGAGATCATAGAGAAGTGGGACAAGGCCAATAAGGTTGCAGTCAATCTTGGAAGTTGGTACCATAACCAACGAGAAGAAGATCTTATCATATGTGATACTATACAAAGATCTGGTAGAGATTTAAGTATCATAGCTCCTATACTAGATGGTGATAAGAAACTTGCACCAAGTCAATCCCTCTCAGAAGGAATATACCCTGAGCATATGATGTTCTTAAGATCTGCAGGTATCTGTGGACAGGCTGATAGAGTAGAAGTAATTGCTGATGTAATTGACTTATATGACTACAAAACCAACAAAGAAATAAAGACTTCCGGATTTAAAAGCTGGAATGGAATTGTAAGTAAAATGAAGTATATATGTTGTCATTTAGATGACTGTAATTATAATCATTATGCCTTACAATTGTCAATTTATATGTATATTATGTTAAAGCATAATCCCAATCTAAAACCAGGTAAGATTGTGCTTGAACATGTAAAGTTTGGTATAGAGGGACAGGATGAGTTTGGGAATCCTGTTTATAAATTTGATCCCAACGGAGACCCTGTAGTACTTGAAGTAATTCAATATAACTTACCTTATCTTAAAAAGGAAGTTCAGAGTATGATCAAGTACATACAAGAGAATCCGGAAATTTTAAATCAAGTAAAGAAATGACAATAAAACTATTTGATGTAGAAGATAGCGTTGTAAGACCATCGGAGCATTGTTACAATATAAGTTGGTTAAAGATTATAATGAGTGAATTTCCTGAACCAGAGGTTTATTCTAAAGTTTATGCCTACATTTTTTATATGACCTGTCCTAATCCGGAAATGAATCCGTACTTTAACATTGCGGATCATGAGAAAGAAGAACTTATCTTACTAGATTTAGAGGTTGATTTTAGTATGGACAATGCTCATGTAACACTAGCTATCAAGAATGCTGAAAAAATGTATGAAACACCTACACTAAGAACATACAAAGGTATCTCAAAGATGTTGGACAATCTATCAGACTATATGGGGAATACAACCATTGAACACGGTAGAGATGGTAACATATCAGCTTTAGTGCAAGTAGCTAAGAACTTACATGGAATCCGTGAATCATTTAAAGGAGTTCAGAAAGATCTTGAAGAAGAGCAAAAAAAAGGTAGAGCACGAGGTGGTACGGACTTAGCATATGACCAATAATGTTTACAGAAGAAAATGACATAGAAGTCATTCCTGTATGGAATGAAGGGGTGTGGGAGGAAAGATCATTTACTACCCGAGAAGAGTTTATTGACTTTTTATTACCCTTGTTCAAAGAACCTGGTCAGTATGAGTTTGATGAAACTGCTTTTGTTTTTAATGAGCAAGCAAGACTCTTTAAAAAGAATGGAGAGGTATATTGCATGCATCCATTTAAAAGCAAAGACTTTAGAAAATACTGGGATGATCAAAAGAATAAATGCAGAGTAGGTTGCATCTTTATAAACAACGGTAAGACATGGTATTTACCACGTGATTACTATATGTGGTTAAACTTTCTTCCAATCTATGATAAGCAGAAAAAGAGATTTGATTTCCCAGATGTGCGCGATGGGCAGTATCATATGGCTCTATATGAGATACTAGCTGAATTACATTATAAACATTCTAGTCTACTTAAGAAACGTCAAATGGCTTCATCATATTACCATATGGGTAAGTTCATCAATCAAATTTGGTTTGAACCAGGAGTTATCTTAAAGCTTGGTGCATCACTTAAAGATTATATTGGCCTAGAAGGATCCTGGAAATTCCTTGATGAGTATAAAGCATTCCTAAACTCTAAGACAGCATGGTACCGTCCAATGAATCCAGGTAAAGTTTTAACTTGGCAGCAAAAGATTGAGGTTGTAGACAATGGTCGTAAGATGGAAAGAGGTCTTAAAGGCATGTTACAAGGTATGTCTTTTGAGCAATCTGATACAAAAGGTGTAGGGGGGCCATGTACATACTTTTTCTATGAGGAAGCAGGCATTGCTCCAAAGATGGATATTACCTTTGAGTACATCCGTCCAGCCATGCAGTCAGGTTTAATTACTACAGGTATGTTTATTGCTGCAGGATCTGTTGGTGATTTATCACAATGTGATCCACTGAAAGATTTTACTTTACATCCAGATTCCAGTGGTATTTATGCTGTAGAACATAATCTAATGGATGAGAACTGGTCATTTGGAAGAACAGGATTATTTATACCAGAACAATGGATGATGCCTCCATGTATAGATAAGTATGGTAATTCAGAAGTAGAAAAAGCATTAGAGATGATTTATCAGATCCGTATAGAATGGGAAAGAGATCTTACTCCAGAAAAATATAAGCTGCGTATATCACAGCATCCAATTAATATCAAAGAAGCATTTGATTTCCGTGAAGACTCTAAGTTTCCACTTGTGCTTGTAGGAGCTCAGAAAAAAAGAATTGAAGACAAAGAATATGCAGTAGAGTATGTTGATCTAAAGAGAGATGTCAATGGAAAAGTCTTTGCAGAAAAATCTAGAAAAATACCTATAACTGAATTTCCTGTAGACAAAAAGAGACTAGACAAATCAGGTGTAGTTGTTCTTTATGAAAGACCAGATCCTTCAGCACGTTGGGCCACCTATATTGGATCAGTCGATCCAGTCAGTGAAGGTAAGACAACAACATCAGACTCCCTATGTTCTATTTACATTTACAAAAATGCAGTAGAGGTTACTAAAGTACATGAGGATGGTAGAATAGAAAACTTCTTAGAAGCAGAAGGCGTAGTAGCTTCTTGGTGTGGACGTTTTGATGATATCAATGAAACCCATGAAAGATTAGAAATGCTCATTGAGTTTTACAATGCATGGACATTAGTAGAGAATAACATCTCTTTGTTTATCCGCCACATGATTGAAAAGAACAAACAAAAGTACCTAATACCAAAGAATCAAATTGTATTTCTTAAAGAAGCCGGGTCTAACAAAACTGTATACTCAGATTACGGTTGGAAGAATACAGGAACACTATTTAAAAATCACTTACTAAGTTATTTGATTGAGTGGTTAAAAGAAGTGATTGATCACGGTACTCAAGAGGACGGAACAATTATAAATAAAAAGTTTGGTATTGAAAGACTACCTGATTACATGGCTTTAATAGAAATGCAAAGCTATCAAGCTGGTGTCAACGTGGATAGATTAGTAGCCCTTGCTGCCCTAATAGGATTTGTAAAGGTACAACAAGCCAATGTTGGTTACTCTAAACGAGTGGATAAAGCCTCCAATAACTTGGAAAAGTCAGAAAATTTGTATAAATTAAAGAATAGCCCTTTTAGACATATAGGAACTAATGCTTCCCATAAAGATCAAAAAAGGTTTACTAAAAACCCATTTAGAAATATAAGATAATGGAAGTATATAACGCAATGCAGCTTAAGAGTGGTAAGAAGGCCGAATATAATCGTCTTGCTAGTATCACTCAACCTCTTCAGTTTTTACCTGAGAAAGAAAAAAATACTGAATGGGCAGCATGGAACTTAGATTGGTTAGAGTGGAATGGACTCAAACAGATACGTAGAAATGCGCGTAGGTTGATGAAAAACTATAAACTTGCTGAAGGTTTAATTGACAGAACAGATTATGTTGCTGAAGCTGATAATGAGTACCGAGATATTGTGGAAACATTAGCCGCTGGAGATAATGAGGCATTAGAACTTAAGTTTTATCCAATTATTCCAAATGTAGTTAAAGTACTTACAGCAGAGTTTGCCAAAAGAAACAAGAAAGTAACATTCCGAGCTGTAGATGAATACACCTATAATGAGATTCTAACTAGTAAGCTTGCAGATATTGAAGATGTTCTTGTAAAACAAGCAGAACAAAAACTTATCTCAAAGATGATTGAAATGGGTGCTGACCCAAACAGTGAAGAGTTTAAACAACAAACAAGTCCTGAAAGTGTTAGATCTCTACCAGAGATACAAGATTTTTACAATAAGAGTTATAGTACATTATGTGAGCAGTGGGCTTCTAAACAGCATATTATTGATGAAGAAAGATTCAAAATGGATGAGCTTGAAGAACGCGCATTTAAAGAAATGCTCATCACAGACCGTGAGTTTTGGCATTTCCAAATGCTTGAGGATGACTATAACATTGAATTATGGAATCCAGTTCTTACCTTCTACCATAAATCTCCAGATGTAAGATACATATCCCAGGGGAATTGGGTTGGTAAAATTGAGATGATGTCAGTTGCAGATGTAATTGATAAGTACGGTTGGGTAATGAGTCAAGACCAATTAGAATCTCTTGAAGCAATTTACCCTGTAAGATCTGCCGGTTATCCTATACAAGGTTATCAAAATGATGGTACATATTATGATGCTACTAAGTCTCATGACTGGAATACTAATAGACCATCATTAGAATACCGTCAATTTACATCCATGTATACTAACTTTGTTTCTAATGGAGGAGATATTATCAACTGGATACTTGGTGAATCAGAAGATTACTTTGATATAGGTAGCGCAAACTTATTACGTGTAACAACTTGTTATTGGAAATCTCAGCGCAAGTTAGGGCATCTTACAAAAATTAGTGAGACTGGTGAAGTAATAAATGAGATTATTGATGAAACTTACACAGTAACAGACAAACCTATTTATAATACCACTTTTATGAGAAACAAATCCAAAGAGAATTTAGTCTTTGGTGAACACATTGACTGGATTTGGATTAATCAAGTTTGGGGTGGTGTTAAAATTGGACCAAATATGCCATCATTCTGGGGTATGAATAACCCTGGCGGTATTAATCCAATCTATATGGGGATCATGCAGAACCATATTAAACCGATGAAGTTTCAATTCAAAGGTGATAATACAATGTATGGTTGTAAACTTCCTGTAGAAGGAAGAGTATTTACTGACCGCAACACGCGCTCTGTTTCCCTAGTTGATTTAATGAAACCATTTCAGGTAGCATACAATCTTGTGAATAATCAAATTGCCGACATCTTAGTAGATGAAATAGGTACGGTGATTATGTTAGATCAGAATACTTTACCACAACACTCATTAGGAGAAGACTGGGGTAAAGGAAATTTAGCTAAAGCATACGTGGCCATGAAAAACTTTGGTATGCTTCCATTAGATACTTCAATAGCTAATACGGAGAATGCCCTTAATTTTAACCACTTCCAAGTATTAAATCTTGAGCAAACACAGCGTATGCTTTCACGTATCCAGTTGGCTAACTTCTTTAAGCAACAAGCATATGAAGTAATTGGTGTGAACCCACAAAGAATGGGTATGCAAATTGGACAAACAGATACAGCTACAGGAATAGAACAAGCAGTAGCCGGATCATATGCACAAACAGAAATGTACTTTGTACAACATTCTGATCACTTAATGCCGAGGGTACATCAAATGCGTACTGACTTAGCTCAGTATTATGCTTCTACAAAACCTTCAATCCGTATGCAAGTTTCTACTACACCAGAGGAACGCGTAAACTTTGAGATCAATGGTACAGATCTTCTTATGAGAGATGTACATGTATACTGTAATACCAATGCTAATCATAGATCAATCATAGAACAAATGAAACAACTTGCTGTAAGTAACAATACAGCCGGGGCATCTATATATGATCTTGGTAACATAATCCAATCAGAATCCATGGGTACATTAAATAATGTTCTCAAGTCAATTGAAGTTAAACACAAACAAGAAGGTGAAGCTCAAATGGCACATGATGAGAAGATGAAACAAATGGATATTGAGGCTATGCAACAAGAAAAACAAATGGAAAGAGACTTCAAGGCTCAAGAGGCAGAGAAAGGCAGAAGAAAAGATATTCTTGTTGCAGAAATCAAATCTGCAGGGTATGGAGCTATGCAGGATATGAACCAAAATGCTCAATCAGATTACATAGATGCTCTTGATTCAATTCAGAAAACAGAACAGTACCAAGATACGATGAGTCTTCAAAGAGAAAAAGAAGTAAACCGTTCTTCACAGTTCCAACAAAAGGCTTCTATTGAAAGAGAAAAGCTTCAAGTACAAAAAGAAATTGCAGATAAACAACTTCAGGTAGCTCAAGAGAACAAAAATAGGTTTGATATTAAAATAGAAAAACCTAAAAATGAAAAGAAAAAATAAGTATAGCCATGTAATGGCAAAATTTTAGAACACACTAGTCAGATAACCAAATTTAAAATGTTTAAATACCGTATTTTTGACTATATTATTATTAGATAATCACAAAAAACCAACAACATGAGTGATACAACACAAGTAAACACATCCGTTCAGGAAGTAGAATTTGACAACCTGGATGAGTTATTAGGAGTAGGGAGTGAAAGCATAATGGTTCCAACGGGAGACAATGCGGATTCACAGAAGAAACCAAATGTTTTTTCAGACACAACCCCTGATACAACGTTCCTTGACAAGCCTAATGCAGGCAAAGTAGATTCAACACCAGCAGCAACTCCTGCTGCGAAAGATGAAATAACACTTGAAGATTTAAGTGAGCTCCTTGATCAAGCAGGCGAAGAAGGTACCAAGAATCTAGGTGGAAGACCCTCATTGACTAAAGATGTCATGATTGAAACAGCTAATAAACTTATAGAAAAAGGTTTACTGTTTCCATTTGATGATGGTAAAAAACTAGATGATTATTCCCAAGCAGATTGGGAAGAGTTACTTGAAGCTAACATCCGTGAGAAAGAAGAAACTGTAAAGGAAAAAGTACCTCAAGAGTTTCATAATAGCTTACCTTACGAGTTGCAAAAAGCATATGAGTATGTAGCAAACGGTGGTACTGATATTAAGAACATGTTTAAAGCATTGGCATCAAGCCAGGAAGTATTTGAACTTGATCCTACTACAGAGGATGGTCAAGAACAAATTATCAGAACATATCTTCAAACAACTCAGTACGGTACTGCAGAAGAAATTGAAGAAGAAATTGAATCTCTAAAAGATAGAGATGAATTAAGAACCAAAGCTGATAGATTCAAACCGCGTTTGGATGATATGCAAGACAAAATTCTTCAACAAAAAATAGCAACTCAAGCAGCTGCTAAACAAAAACAAGAAGACCAAAGTCGCATGTACCAAGAAAGTGTTTATCAAACATTAGCTCCTGGTGATTTGAATGGACTTAAGTTAGATGGAAGAACACAGAACATGTTGTTTTCCGGATTAGTTCAACCAAACTATCCATCTATATCAGGTAAACCAACAACAATGTTGGGTCACTTACTTGAAAAGTATCAGTGGGTAGAACCTAATCATGCTAAGATAGCTAAAGCACTTTGGTTACTTGCAGATGAGGAAGGATATGAAGCACAGGTTAGATCTAAAGCTTCTAATGAAGCTGTAGAAAAAACAGTAAGAATGTTAAAGACAGAGCAGGCAAGTAGAACGCCTTCTACTGTACAAGAAGAACGTGAGCCGCCATCAAGAGATCAAGCTCAAGGAAGAAAAATTACAAGACCGACAAAAGGCTTCTTTGGAAGATAAAAATAAATTAATTAATCAAATAAACAAATAACAAATGGCAACTCCAGTTTTAAACAATGGTATATTCCTCCGTGATACGCAATATAATGCGTCTTCTCACGTGGATTCATACCACTTAGCAAACATGCTGAAGGATGCAGAACCTATGGATATGGGTCCTGTAGACATTTGGGCTATGACTCAAAAGGTTGAAATGCCCCTTTACCAAATGTCATCCTTTGGTGGTAAAAACGTAATCATGGTGGATAACATCCGCGGTGAGTACAAATGGCAAACTCCTATTTCACAGGACTTACCTTACATCATTGAAGACATTGAGCCTTCAAATGTTGCTAAGGGAATTGACGGAACTAGCTTCAAATTGAAGTTGAACAAGCGTGAATTCGGGCATGGTGATATTATCACTTATGATAAGTACAACGGGGCGGAGATGATTGTTTCTGCAGAAGATGATATTCTTCCTATCGGAGATGGTTTCATCTACACAGTTTCATTGGTAAACAATGACAACTACCGTTTCTTGGATAACCGCTATTTGGCTAACGGTACTAAGGTATTCCGTAAGTCATCAGCACGTGGTGAATACGGTGAGCGTTTCTCTGATATCAATACAAGAGCAGGATTCCGTGAATTCTACAATTTTGTTGGTGGATCTGAAGCACACGTACACTACTCTATCTCTTCTCGTGCAGACATGCAGATTAAAGGTGGAATGAATGCAGATGGAACAGTTCCTGTAACTGAAATCTGGAGAAACTTTGACAAGCAAATGGATCCATCAATCTCTAAGATTGAGGATATGGTTGCAACAATGGGTAAAGATTATGTTAAGCGCGCAATTGGCAATGGTGATTTGAGCCGTACATTCTTGACTTCATTAGAAGCAGCTCACTTGACTAAAATTGCAACGGATATTGAGACTTACCTTATGTGGGGTCATGGTGGACGTGTTAAGCAAGATGGTCCAGATGATATCCGTTTATCAGTTGGTCTTTGGAAACAATTGGATAGCTCATTCAAAAGAGTTTATAACAAATCAAGTTTCAATCTTGAGTTGTTCCGTTCTGAGCTTTACAACTTCTACGCTGGTCGTGTGGAGTTTCAAGGTCCAGATCCAAAACGTCAATTGATTATTCAAACAGGAATGGGTGGGATGCGATTGGTTAATGAGGCTATCAAGAGAGAGGCAATAGCTTCAGGTTTATTAATTCAAGCTGCTGATATCGGTGCAATCACAAACACAGGTATGGATCTAGGATTTGGATTTGCATACACTAGTTATGTTATTCCATTCTTGGCTAACGTGAGATTTGTATTAAACCCAGCGTTTGACAACATCCACACAAATGATATTGAAAACCCAATCATTGATGGTAATCCGCTTTCTTCTTATTCATTTGTTATCTTTGATATCACTGATAATACAAATGACAATATCTTCTTGTTGAAATTACAATGGGATAACCAATTGAAATGGTGGTATCAAAATGGTACAATGGACTACATGGGACGTAATCAAGGATTCCAGTCTTCTGGACAATTCAACGGATACCGTGTATACATGTCACAAACAATGCCGGCTATTTGGGTTAAAGATCCAACTAAAGTCTTGAAAATAGTTATGAGAAACCCAATTACTGGTGGATCATTCTAATTCATAAAAACTACAAGGGGGAGAGTAAATGCTCTCTCCCTTTTTATTTACTAACAAAAACCAACAAAAAATGAGCTTAACAATTGTATCCAATGGTCCTACTATGTCAGGTCCCATTACAGTAAGACCAATGATCAATATTGAAAATGAAAACATGGGTCTACAAAATTATAATCTTGCACTTTTCCCAGGAGCGTTTCATGAAGAACAACTGGCATGCTTAGAGAACAATGGGGTTAAAAGATATATTACAGGTCTTAATGAATTTGCTCCTGAAGTAAAGAATATTAAAGATCCTGAACAAAAAGCAGCTATTATAAAAGGTATCCGTGAGACAGTATCGGAACTTGAAAGAGAGCTTGCTTCAAACATTATTGATCCTGCAGATGAGGATTTTTGGAGTAAAGTTTTATTGCTCAAACCAAATAATGATGAATTCTGGGAAAAGATTTCACTACGTTGTGGTAATGAACCAGTATTCTTGAATCCAAAACAGGATCCTTTTGACTTAATTAAAGTTAAGGCCATTGAAGCTGGGGGATTTTCTCTAGTAGCAAAAAGCTGGGAAGATGCTGTAAACATGGCAAGACCTCCAAAGTTTTATTTAGATAAAACAGTTGAAACAGTGGCAACAAGAACTCAAGCTAAGAAACTTAGAAATAAGGCATTGTCTCAACTTGATCTTCTTTATAATAAAAATGTTAGCAAACTACTTTATGTATGTAAAGTTGTGGATGCATACAGTACACAATACAAGAAGTCTACTCCTAATGATGTCTTATATGAGAACATGGATGAGTACATCAATGGTAAAGGAATAGAGAAGAATGAATTGCGTGCTGCTGAATCATTCCTAAAAGCTGTAGAAATGGATATGGAAACATTGAAACTGAAGTCATTAGTAAAAGATGCAAGTTTCTTTAAGTTCATTGCTCCAAAAGCAGACGGTATGATTTATCATATGGTCACTTCTACAATGTTAGGACGTAATGCATCAGAGGTTGTTGAATACTTAAGGAATCCATTGAATGAAACAATTTTAGTAGAAATGTTGAATTCAGTAGAGGTTTATTGGAATGAATAATGTATATTATATTATAATCTAAATATATTAATTATGGCAGCTCAAATGAAAATGGTAATGAAAGATGGAAAAAGTATTCCAGCTTTTGCCGCAGATGGAAAAGGTAAAATGAAAAATGGTGGCACAAAGAAAATGTATGGCGGAAGCACTATGAAAAAAGGTGGTACTGTTAAAAAAGGTGTAACTAAGAAAAAATAAGTATTATGAAAAACGCACCGGTTAAAGCATCTAAAGTTGCTACAGGGAGAGTTGGTGGTACTAACGCTCCAGTGTATGCTGCTAAATCAGCTACTCCTAACAAAAGTATTAATCAAGGATCTAATATCCCTGAGAGAGCACTAGGAAGAAAAAAAGGATAATATGAAACATGCGGGCTCTGTAGTTACATCCCGCGTACTTCATTTAACAAAAACTTATTACAATGGCAATTAAGAAAACAGTAAGTAAAACTGCTAGTAAAGCTCCGGCTAAAAAAACTATTGGTATTTCAATCTCTGCTGCTCCTAAGATGGAGAGAAAA